ATAGATTGTCTAACATTTTTCTGTTGAATGCAGTATAAAAAAACTTAGGACTTCCTTTCTTAAATTCATTTTGTGAATTATATTTTGACGCTTCTTTTCTAATATCATCATCAGAATAAGATATATTTTTTTTTCTATCCGGAAATAAATCATCTAAAATATTTCTGTTATAAGCTAATTGGTAAAGTTTAGGTGAATTTTTTAGAAATTCAGACGTTGAACCATACCTCAAAGCATTTTGTCTAATATCTTCATCAGAATAAACATTAGTTCTACCTTTACCTTTGATTCTATCCGGATATAGATTGTCTAACATTTTTCTGTTGAATGCAGTATAAAAAAACTTAGGACTTCCTTTCTTAAATTCATTTTGTGAATTATATTTTGACGCTTCTTTTCTGATATCGTCATCGGTATATTTTGTCTCACTTATTATTCTATAATATTGAGATTCATTAATTACTATTTTCATATATTCTATTTTCTATGTCTTCCAACATTTCTTCATTAAAATCAACACCGTGTCTTCCTTTGAAGGAGTTAATTAATAATTCCACGGATTTATCAAACCCTTTATCCTTTAATAAAAGGTAAGCTCCCAAATCGGCCTCAATCTCTTCTTGTTCATTACCTATTTTGTGACCCAATATTATATGAGACACTTCGTGAGCCTCAATAAATTTTAAAATGTCATCACCATTAGGTTCTCCCACCAAAATCTCACCATCAATTATCATAAGATTTCGTTCCGGAACCACAAAACCATACCCATATTGTTCAAACATTGGTTTAACTTGTATGTATAACGGGTCTTCATTAAAAACAACCACAACGGTCACATCATTTAAAAATTTACTACGGTATTCTAATTGAGATTCTTTTTTCATATAAATAGTTTGATTATTTAATTAATGTTTCATATAATTTTACAAAGATATAAATTTATGATTAAAAATACAACACCATACATTGGAAAAATCAGATTAAAGTTTGAAAAGTACCCGGAATATACCGGAAAATCAAAATTAAATAAAATTCATTTAGATTTAGGTTTCACAAAACTAGTGTCCCGAATCACACCAAAACAAGATTTAAGTGGTTGGTTAATCAATCCTCAGGCAAAATATCTAATAGAAAAATATACCGGAGGTAAAATAGGTCCTCACACATTTGGAGATAAAAACGAATACGATTTACCAAACTCATTTTTAACCAAAGATGGAAGATATATTGGTGATATTGAACGTGGTTGGTGGTATTATAAAAACAATATGATGGTTTGTGAAGATTATCCCCACGGAGTTGCAACAATTATAGAATACAACGATATGTATCCGGACCAACAATTCATCTCCGGTTATCACGGATATACCCACAGAGGAGGTCAAACATTTAAAATTGGTGATAGATTATTTGACCCGTCTTACAAACCAAAAGAAGAAGATTATGAAGAGTGGGAATGGATTGGTTGGGAATATAAGTATCTTGAATTATATGGTAAATCTGACAAGTTAGATAAAAAATGGATGAGAGAATCCGGAATTGGTTATGTTATACCATATACAAAACGAGGTAGTAAAGTAATTGAGACTTGGGAAGAAGCTTTACAAGCGGCAATCAATATGTCTAAAGAATTATCATAAAAAAACCCCTACTTTACAGTGGGGGTTTATTATTAATCTATTTTAGGTCGTCTTGGATAAATTGGTTGTGATTGGTAAGGATTTCGTTTTGAATGTTTGCCGGAATAAAGTTTATTCATATTATCTTCAATATATTTAATTCCACTACAATATTGATGAGGTTGTCCTACTTCATCATATTTGTGATTATTACAATAATCTTTGGCAATCACCAATAACATCTCCATGTCAAATAATAACTTCCTTACATCACTTTTTTCAAATTCTTCATACTCTTTATGAGCGTTTTGAAACTCACCAATTTTAGAACTTAATTCTTCATCTGACATATCTGTATCCGCAGGTATTCTCCCATAACTATCAAAATCAAATGGAGCCTCATTTATTATTTTCTTAACCAAACTCGTTAAGTCCGATTCAGATAATCTTACAACTTTTTTCATATTATTAGTTTTTTATTATAAATATCTTAAAATATTAAAAGTTATTATTATCATCACCATTTTCTTCATTCATTAAGAAATCAAATACTTGGTCAATAGATTCTTTTGATGTTGCAATATGGTCTTGAGCCCAATCGTGTCCATTTTCTAATATTTTACTAATCATTTCAGGGTCTTTTTCTAACAATATACCTGTTTGTCTGTGAATTTGTTGTAAATTACTGAAAAACATATATCTATCTGTTTCAGGTTCTTCTTGTTCTGTCATTTCATCTCTATGGTCATTATCTTCGTCAGGTAGAAAATCAAAACCTTCATCCTCACTATCAAAGTCAAAATCAGATTCCACATATTGTGAAAGTATGTAATTACCAAAATTATCTTTTACTAAATCCATAAGGTCATCATAATCGTGGTCAGTATAATCCGTTGTGATTAAATCTTGAACAACCCAAGAAATGAGATTATTAGCAAACTCAAATTCATCATTAAATAACGTTCCTTCCTCCTCAACTTCATTAATATTTTTATCAATAAGGTTTTGAATGGTTGATAATCTTCTTCGTAAAAATAAATCATCTTTATCTTCGGAGACTTCTTCATTAAAATCACCTTCCTCATAATCAAAATCACCAACTTCAGTGGCACCAAATTTAGTTCCATAAGGAATATGAATTGGGTGATGTTCAAACCCTAGTTCTTCTCCGTGACGATTTGGGTGAAAACCTTTTTTGTGTTTGTGAGTACCAACAAGTTTACCGCTATCTATATGTTTTACTAATCTTCCAGGTTTTCTTTCTTCACCCATTTCAGTATCCAAATAGTCATCTGTTGTATAGTCAAAATCTTGTTCTGAAATAACTCTTCCCGGTTTATAACCAAAAAGGTATTTAATATTTTGAATATCCTCGTTTAATATTTTCTTATCCATTTTAATTGTTTTTTATTATAAATATAAAAATTACTTCAGTAAGTTATAATATTCTTTGAAATGTTTAATTCTGTCAGGTAAACCAATAGTCCCACCATTTACTCTTTTAGTTACCGCAGTTACCGTAGCGTCGTCAGCACCTTTATCACAAATGGACCATAGTTTATTTGAATCAAAGAAGAATGCCGCAGACGCTAATGGATATTTTGTTGCAACTAAATCAGGGTTTGATACAGTATCTTCACCAATAAATTTGGCAAACGCTGTATAGTTTTGTTTTCCTGTCAACTGGATAAATCCGCGACCTCTAAATTTAAACCCTTCTTTTGTTGATTCAACCCCGTTACCCATTCTTCCACCATAGACTTTTGATGCGATTTTTTCAGGGTTTCTAGCATAACTTTCAGATAAATTACCAGGGAAATATTTTGGGAATATTTTTTTAAGACCGTCAGCCGAGTAATTTAAGTTTTCTTGAACCAATTTGAACCCACCTGACTCGTGACCGCATTGAGCTAAGAAATGAGCTAATCTTAATGGATTCGTAATGTTGAATTTCTTTGCAGTATCCGGAATTTGAGCAATAACCGATTCTGGTATATGTCCTTTTAATTTATCCAATTTTAAACCCCCCGAAGAAAGAATAACAATATCTTCTTTAATAACCGTTGGGAACATCTTACCCCAAGTTCCATCACCAACAATTCCGTCAGCAGTTAATCCATTTTTGGTTTGCCATTCTTTAACCAATTTTTCGGTACCGGGACCAAACACACCATCAGCAGTTGTTCCTAATTTTGTTTGTAGTTTTTTTACATCGTCACCTTTCGACCCCACTTTTAATAACATAATGTCCTTGATATTTAATTAGTTTATAAATATAAATATCAAGGACACTATCAAAGACAATTTGCCCTTGAGGATGTGTAAAAATTAGTTTTTGGTGTTGTGTGTTTATTAGTTTTAAAAACAAAAAAAGGTTACTTAATAGTAACCTTTCTTGTAACCTTCTTGGTTTTAACCACCGGTCTTTTATATTTTATTTCCACTTCATATGGGCCATACTTATTCTTTGAAGTGTCATATCTCCAAATAATTGTCTCGTCTATGTCGTCATAAACTTGTTCCCATTTTTTCCCTAATTCTTTTGCCATTAGTAACCATAATAAATTAATAAATCATTTTCCCAATCAAATGTTTTGTATAGTCTGACAAGTTCAAATATAGAATATTCATATTTCCAACTTGTTGTTACAGAACCACCATTTTCTAAGTTGTAAGGTAATGAATCCTCAAACCATCCGGATATACCCCACTCTAAAGCCAAATCTCTACAATGTCCAATACATTCCATTACACCTTTTTTATTTTCAGGAGTATCCAATGATTTTATATCAAATCGCCCATTGTCGTCTGAGAACGATTTTAACATATCAGAATAATATGATTTTATTTTTTGACTATAATGTTTGATAATTAATTCTAAATATTCCTTACCTACAATATGGAAATCGTGGTCACCATTATAATATTCCTGAGTTTCATTATTTCTGAAGAATGGTGTATAATATTTACCATCATCAAATTCTGTATATTTCCCAAATTCATAAAGTGGTTTACATATGTCATACGGACCGACCCAACCATCTTCCGGGTTCTCATCGTGTATTTTATATAATTCTTTTTTTGATAAATCGGTTATTTTTTCCCATTCTGTTTTTGCAATTTTACCAATATACGTTCTGTATCCCATAATTTTAATTTTATACAAAAATAGGTAAAAAAAATAAAACCCTCAATTATTTTGAGGGTTCTTTTTTATTAATTTTTATTGATGAGACTATTTCCAACTCAGTAATTTTATTTTCTTTAATTTTTTTAATTAAAAACATTGCATCTTTTTTAGTTTGATTAAAAGTTTCATTATAATAAATTAAAACTGATTTATAACCATTAATATTTACAAGTTCATTCGTTAATTTATTTAACAAAGAATATTGTACTGAGTTTGAATTTGATTTATTTATTTATTTTTTAATAGTTTATATGCTCTAAGTAATCTTGAAAACCCTATACCACAACCTACTCTTGGTATAAAGTTGTGTTTTAAAAATTCTTCTAGTTCCTCCTCAACCCTTTCTTTACTAAAAAGTTCAAACAATTTTTCAGAATATTTACCATCCTCTATCGTATAAAACATTTCTCGCATTTCATTAACATTACAACTTCTTTCAGCTGAACCAAATGTTTCTTGACCATATAAAATAACATCCACCTTATTAAATATTCCATTACCTTGACCAAGCATATTCCAAAACGGATTTGTTCTACGTGGGAAATTTTGTAAAGATATTACCGAACCTTTTTCTTTCCACATTCTCGATTCGTGTTCATCCTCTAAAATTGATACCCCCCCATATTCTTCACAAACATCTTCGTAATTAACCTCAACCGGTGAATCAAACCCTAAATATTCAAGTAATTCGGATTGGAATTTAACCAAATCTTTCATATTACCTTTCATTTCAAACTCAACCATTTTAAAAACTTTTTTATGTCTTGATGGAATTGGGTTTTTTTCATCTCTATATGATGTCGTAATACAAAACACCCCTTCTAATTCCGGGTTTTCTAATAATACTTCTTCTAACACCATTTGATTGGTTTGTTGTAATGGATAAGTTACACTTTCACCTTTTTCATCTGTAATATTATATGTCATAATAGAGTGCGGGTTTTCACAAGCAGCTAATATCGCTAATCTAATTCCATCCGGAATCTCAGTAAATCCTTTTATAAGGAAAAAATTTCTCATCTTTTGGATAAGTTCGTGGTACAATTGTACATCTTCAATTTTTGTTTGTTTCATGGTTTTATATTTAATTTTTATTGTTTACATATGGGCAAAAAAAAGTCCCTAAAATAAAATAGGGACTTACTTGTTAAGTAATATAATTGTTCGGCGTGTATAGTTTGTATCTCGTCATTGGTAATAAATATACTATACTCAGATAAAAAATCAATATGTTTTACTTTTTTTTTTATTGATTTAAATTATTGTATGAACGATGAACAAAAAGCCCAACAGTACAGTAATCTAACGTATGGTTTCGATAGAATTGCTAATGAAATTGCCTCAATTAAAGGTGAAAGTCTTGATTTAAATCAAGAACAACTTAACAAAATCCAAAAACTTCAAGAACAACAAGGGAGAATTATGGCTCAGTTACAACAGATTATGAATGATTAATCAAATCCCATCTTATGATGGGATTTTTTATTTAATAAGATATTTATTAATATGAAAACAATAATTAAACTAACCGAAACTGATTTAACTAATATCATTAAAAGAGTTATATCCGAACAAGACCAATATAAACCCGACCAACTATATAGACGTGAATCTATGATTGGAAGAATTAAACGAGGGCCTAAGTTTATTCACAAATATATTAAAACATTACCTAAATTGAAAAAAGAAGGTTCTGATGAAGTGTGGACCAAAATACCTCAGGTTGTTTGGCAAAACTTATAAAACAAAATAAACCCCCTCTGAAAAGAAGGGTTTTTTTTTTGTTCTTAAGCGGTTTTTATTGTTTTCAGATATATTTATATGTATAACAAATATTATACAAAATGAAAATTAAAACAGAAAAAGACGTTGTATGGCCAATTAGAATGTCTGAGTCATTAAAGAATGAACTTAAAAAATATTGTGATGAGAAAGGATTATCAATGAATAAATTAGTAAAAATTTTAATTAAAAAAGAAATTAATTATGAAAAATAATAAATTTTTAGAAGAAATAAAAAAATTACCTAATAAAAATGTGATTTATGGTCTTTGTGACCCAATAACCGATGAAGTAAGATATGTTGGTAAAGCGGTTAATCTCTATAATAGAATTAAAAATCATTATAAAAATAGTCGATTAATTATTGAAACCCATAAAAATAATTGGTTAAATAAATTATTAAAAAATGGTTTATACGTTAATGTAAAAATTATTGAATTATGTGATGATGAGTCACAATTAAATGGTTGTGAAATTAAATGGATTAACTATTATAAATTAATTGGTTGTGATTTAACAAATGGTACAAATGGGGGTGATGGTGGAAGGATGTCTGAAGACTCAATTAAAAAGATGATTTTAACTAAAACCGGTAAAAAATTAACCGAAGAGCACAAATTAAAAATTTCAGAAAGTAAAAAGGGTCATTCTGTGTCAGAAGATACTCGTAAGAAATTAATTGAGAAAAGAAAATTATACAAAGTTTCCGAAGAATCGCGTAAAAAGATGTCAGAATCACACAAAGGGAAACCTTCTTGGAATAAAGGGTTGAAAGCCACTGAAGAAACTAAAGAAAAAATGAGACAATCAAGATTAAACTATTTAAAAAAAAAAA